CCTTTGGTTTCTTCATTTTGTTTTCTCCAGATACTTGTACAGCTGGTATGGTGTCCAGATGAACGGTCGGTTGATGCCTAGAATCTGTTTAACGTGTCCTACGCATGTATTGAGCATAAATAACGATTGCCTCGCGGTCTTACGATCGATTTTGACAATGATAACCTCATCGATTTTATCCATTTGTCGATCGATAGTAAACAAGTCCACATAATGCATTGACTTGCCATAGATTAACCAGCGGCCTCGGTCTGCCATCATCAGATAACAGTGCTTGATGAACGGATGAAGGAACCTTGACCACCAATGACCTGAGTCGTTAGTGAATACAACGTAAGCATCAGACACTAAACTGCGGTTAATATGTTCGTTAGAAGACACTAAACTGCACCTTGGCTTGTCTCGGTTGTGGTCTATGTCCTGACACCATTGATTCTTGCCATCCTAGTGCAAGGGTCTGTAGTGCATCGGCCCCATGCGATGCCCAGTCATGAACAGGTGTATCACGGAACACTTGTCGCTTGTCGTCGTATTCCCGATGGTATGATGCGATGCAGTTATACCCGTGTTCGGCCTTCTCGTCATCGATCCAGAATCTAGGAAACATCCGTCTAACGGCCTGTATGCCTTCAGCCTTTGTTCTCGGTCGCTGTACAGTCCTAAAGTTGATGCCCATCTCTCGGGCCACTTCCTTTCTGCTACGGCCTGAGGTGAGCTCTCTGACTTCGATGTCGTGTGGTGCAAGGTGAGACCCTAGCATCACGTTGTTGGTCGTCGCGTATTGGTTCAGCCATTGAATGTAATGCTCCATGCCCTTGGAGGTGTTCTCGTAGTACCCAATGAGCCTTATCTCTTTGCCCATGGCCTGAAATAGCCAGATGGACATAGCGTCCGATATGCCCAAATCCCATGCCGTATGTACTTGCAATGATGGCTCTATTGGCAGCCTTCCGACTCGGCCCTGTTCCTTCGCTGCTGTCAGTTGGTCTGAGTAATAGGCCCCTGCTATCTGAGCTTCAAAGGATCCATAGAATTCTTGCTGGATCAGTGCTTCATCCATGCCTTCGAGTCGTTCGTTATCGATGATGTCCGATGATATGACCGGTGATCCATCGGCCCGCTTGGTGTCGTTCACCGTTAGATTCTGGCAGAACCACTCGTTAGACTTCTTGGCCATCTGGTACAGTGAATGACCGTGATTCTTTCCCCGTGGCGTGTAGATGAATACCGCCCATCCACCATTCTCAGCCAGTATCGGCCTGATATAGCCCCATGCGTTAGGGTCGCATAGTGACCACTCATCGAAGATGACTCCGACCGGATTGGATCCGACTAGGTTGTTATAGTTGTCCGACCCTGTGAGCTGCCACGTTGACCCGTTCACCAGCTCTATCAGCATCTCCTGAGAGCTCGTGCGCTTCCGTATGGCGTCAGGAAAGACTTGATCAAGGATTGACCGGCCTTCACTGTCAATACCGTTCCAGATCGCTTTCCTCGCTTGTGTTTGCACTGGAAACAGATGCCAGTACGTCCCGACCCTCTTAAACATCTCTTTAGCTGTAAAGTTTAGAGTTGCAGCACCCTTGCCAGCCCTACGGTGCCACACGATACAGGCACGTTTAGCCCCTGAATCCATGGCCTTAAAGAATGGGATTTGGTGTGGCCTAGGTTCCCATTGGTAGGGAATGGATATATCAGGCATTCTTGAAATCTGAGACCGTTATCTGAAGATCCCCGCCACCTTCGCCCGTGATTTCTGTAGCCTTCAGCTCTGGCAGATATTTCCCAAGCATTTTATGCCGTACATCCACCACCTTAGAGTATTTCGCTAGATCCTGACTAAAAGTCTCAGATTCAGGGTCTAATTTCTCGATCTTCTCAATGATATCAAAAAGATATTGAACCGACCCTCTTTCTTGCATGTACTCTCGCAATGCATCCTGTCGAGCTAATCTGTTTCTTGTTTTGGTGTGTAGGTTCTTACTACTCATTGTTCTTACCCTTACCAAAGATTTTATCCCAATTGGCCGAGTATTGAGCCCGACTCTCTACAGTAGTCTTTCTAGCGTGCGATCCCTTGCCACCATGAGACCACTCAGGAAAATGCCGATCGGCCGTTTTCTTGTCTAACTTATGACGCATATCAGGCATGTTTAACCCTATGTTTTACGATATATGCTGTTTGATTCTATATATATAACTAATGGATCTAAAAAAAGATTTGACACGTTTCGCGTTATGCCTTATCTTCTCATTCGTTACATCAAATTATACATTAAAACAGCAAGGAGTTACACCATGACAACAATCAGCAAGAAAGCAGCGGAAGAAATCTCTAACCTAATGAGGACAATCGTTTGCAATGACACTTTGTGCGATTATCTTCTAAGTGATTCGTTCAAAGAAAAACTAGACCCAACCGATAAATCTATATATTGGAAATTACGATACGAATGGGCCGATGCAATCGTCAGACTAGATGACAAGTTCGGCATTCAGCACCCATCGTTAGAATATGTTTTAGAAAAAATAGATTATCTCGAAGACCAAAAATTTATGGAACGACAAGAAAATGAATGCTGGACAAACTACAACAAAGCGGAAATGTCTCGAAGCCACGGCGGCCTAATAACCGCCTTCGGGTCTACCAGTTAGGGACTGGTACTGACGAGGCCATAAGGCCGAAACCCAAAACAGCAAGGAGTAACACATGAGTTTAGCAACCGACACAATCGTTTTGCACATTGCCAACAATGAAGGCTTTTACAATGACGCGCAGGAAATACTAGAACGCTGCGGTGATTCGTATGACGCCTGTATTGAGCTTAAAGACATGGTTGATGAGATCATGTTCCCAGAGGAAGCAGGACAGCCACAAAGCGGTGATCATTTCTTTAGACAGGATATGCTTCTTGAGGCGTTGTCACAGGTCAATTGGCGCGAAGTTTACGAACGATTGACGGAAGATTAAAAACCCATCCTAACACAACGGGCCTTCGGGCCCTTAACCAATCCGAGGGGATTATATTATGTTCGAGACAGAAACCTACCGCATTCCACACTTTGCCATTGTGGCGCTACTGTATGACGACTACAGCGGCATTCAGGACGACGACGAAGCATTCGTTGACAACTTACACCAATGGCTTGACGATCAACACGGCGAGGGCCAGTGGCATATTGGCGACGTTTCCGAACCCTATCATGGCCGCGCTGATTTCGAGCGTATTCTAGGCGATATCTGTAACGTCAACATTGAGGTGAGAATATGAACAAAGACAAAGAAATGATCCATTTTTGCCGGTACTTATGGGACTACTACGGGCCGCAGGGTTTGTACCCAATATCCCCGACAGTTTGCACGATGCACTTACACGCCGCTTGGATGCACGCCTTACAGTTTGACGGGTTCTGTGGCGACACCATCGACCGCGAACGTGCGCGAGACTATTTAGTCGACCAACTAGGCTATCAATGGGGGCAAGCATGAACCGCCTTACAAAGATTTGCATCGCCGTGGCAGTTGTCGCGGCCTTGCTCTGGGTCTCAAATTGGGACTATGAGCACGAGGTCACCATGTCCAAAGAGTACCGATATAACGTCTGTCTAGGCTACTGGCCGGACTATCAAAACTTAAAACCAAACTGCGAGGGCGTAAGATGACGTGGAAGCGCCATCCCCAATCAACTAGACCAATGAAAAGAGGGCCTAAACCATCAACGGGCAACTGCTCATCGATGGCCGAGTTAGAATCCGAGGTGGCCAAGCGTAGGGCGCTAGGATGGAGTGCAAACCGCATCGCAAACCGTTTCAAAATAAATTGGCCAGCCGCTAAACGTATTATCACAAAACTAGAGGGCAACACATGAAACCAACCCGAACCGAACTGTTAACCGCATGGATGACGTTAGTTAAAGTGCGCGAGACTTACTGCCATCCAGAGGTCGACCAATACGAACAGACCGTACTGCTAGACGTGCTTAAAATGCTGGACAAACTACAACAAATCGAGGGCAAGAAATGATCAAGAAACAACTTGATAAACTAATGGTTCCACGCTTCACAGGCGGGGCGATGATTGTGGCTTTTTTATTCGGGTATGTTTTCGGAGTTCTTCTCATCTAATGGGTGCGTAGTTTCAGAAGATATCGGCCCCTTGATTTTATGATTTAATGTAATTATAATTTTGATATCAGTTAACCGTATGCCAGTGCATTAAACTGATTGCAGGGGTCTACCGCCAAGTAATAGTTATCACCCTGTTAAAATTAGAAGAACCCAGTTTAATCGCTGGGTTTTTTTATGTCTTAGATTTAGTGGCCGTTTCTTTTTCTATCAAGATCTGAGTGTAATGCACCACCTTTCGCAAGTCATCAACCCCGCCCTTAGCACGCCACCGGCTGATGTACTTCACAACATTGGCTTCACACCATCCCATGTCGTTCGCTAATATGTATTCAGTGGGCTGAATCATCATCAGCTTGTAGTGGTTGCCGCCTATCTGCTCGTCAAATGCGCTCATTTAATCCGCTCCACGTTTACCTTTAATCGTCCTTCTTCCCCATAGTCTTTGTGAAGAATCACGCATGTCATACTCCGAGAACTGGCATAGCCAGAGCCAGCGTGCCAAGCATCTGCGGGTGCTAGGATGTTCCAAGACTCGAACAATGCGCCGCCAAATTCTTCCTGATTCTTGTGGTGTATGTGACCCGTCCATACGAAAGTGTGCTCCGCTTCGCCCCATTCTTTCCTGAGATTTGACACGATTGACCCGTGAAGATTGGACATTTTAATCCGATCACCGTGATGGGTCACTACCAGATTCTTACCCCACTGCCACCAGATAAACTTAGACGCGTTATCGAATACGTGAACACGCGGATCATCCTCAAAGTACAGGCGCATGACCTCATTCAGCCACAACGCAGCATCTGGATCATGGTTCCCTCGAACATTCACAAGCCAGACCTCGGCATGTTTCTCAAGCATCCGCAAAACCGTACGCTTTATCACATTACTTGCAGCCCTGATGGTCTTGGAGTACCGGCCATCAGAGTCTAGGAGATTCTTACTATTAGGCGTTGAGCTGGTGGAGTCGTTGACGTGCATGAAGTCGCCAAGGTTCACAAGCACACCGACCTTACCCGCTGGTGCTACACTGACCAGTCGATCAACTGCATCTTCTAAGAGTCGTTGCGAAATCTTGACATCATAGTCCTCGCCCATCGTCTCAGTATGGTGAGCAAGCATCCCAAGATGATGATCCCCAATAATGTAGCTAACCATATAATCGTCATCAATGCCTTGGGGCGGGTTAATGGGAGTGTGTATTCCCGAGACTTCATCTTTGAATCCCTCCACAAATTGAGCGATTAATTCTTCCAGCTTCTGCCGTTCTGGTTCTTGGATATGCCACTGTAAAACGATATCACCGTCCAAATTGTAGGCGGTACTGACTCGCTTAGTGGTAAATCCTGGGACTGTCTGACGGTTTACATTATAGGCTGGCGCTACACCTTGAAGTGCTGCCCGTCTATGAATAGCCACAACTGCTTTATTAATTCTTCTGGGATTTTTGCCTAACTCTCTAGCAATCTCAGACTGATTCATCCCGCTCAAAGTCATCTCAATAATCTGACGCTGGTAATCAGTGTTGCAGAAATCTAGGTGCTCGGTCGTGGTCTTATACTTCGTCGTCATATTCCCAGCTCATCTGGTAGAACGAATGCGCGGCCATTTGCAACCGGCCAGTGAGTGCAGCTATTGAATCAGGATCTGTTGAGAAGGTTCCAGGCATATCTAGGTCAAACCTGTCGAGGTGTTCTGTCACTATGACGGCACCGCAGATGTTGCCAGCCTCACACTGTTCCAACAGGCTACGGAGTACATCCCGCACCTGTTCAGCATTACGGTCTAGCGTGGAGACTGTACCCATTTCTTATTCAGTGATTGATACTTGGATAGCATCTCTTGCAGATCCTCAATGGTATATTTGACTGGATCATGCGGCCCTTCTAGCCACTCGACCCGCTCTAACCCTATCTTTATCAACAAGTTTGACCGATATTCTGATAAATTACCAGACTTGTA